CATTATGATTATATATTTATCGCGGAGTTAAAAACGGTGTTCTGGTTTAAACTCGGCTAAAAACTACACACATAAATACCCTACAGGATATTTTAACCATGGATTTAAACAAAGATATTGCCGTATTCGACGGTGTAATGACTCCAGAAGAATGTCAAGTTCTTATAGATCATTACGAAGCTATGGCTGGGCTAAACCTTAGCTATAGTCGTGTCCAAATAGGCGATGCTCCGAGTCATAAAAAGAACGATCGTGCGGTATTTGTTTTAGAACAGCAGAGCCTAAGATTCACTCCGGATACCAGTTTTATCACATATTTTATGGATCGGTTTTGGAACTGTTACAACCAATACGTAGAGCATTACAGCATATTATCTGAAGCCAGCAAGCATCAGGTGCGCATGATGAAATTACAAAAAACACTGCCCGGACAAGGGTATCATATCTGGCATTTTGAGTCGGACAGCCTAGAACGTGCAGGTCGTGTATTATCTTGGGGACTCTATCTTAATACTATCGAACAAGGTGGTGAAACAGAATTTTTATACCAAGGAGTTAGAATTCCGGCCACACAAGGAACGTTGGTTATTTGGCCAGCTGGGTTTACTCACACGCACAGAGGTAATCCACCACTCAGCGGAGAAAAATATCTTTTAACAGGTTGGGTAGAATTTTAATGGAAATTTTAGAGCTATTTCCCACGGAAGTTTTTGTCTTTAAAAATCCTAATATTGATAATCAGCATCTAATTTCACAATTAGACAAGTTAGACAATATAGAAATTAAAAAAACTTCTACACTTAGTATGATTGTAGATCTTAGAAATCATCCAGAATTTAAAGAATTGTTTGCTTGGTTCGATCAATGTTTAAATTCTGTTAAAGATCACATGAAATATGACTGTGACAGTTTAGAAATTACCAGCACATGGTTTAACGTTGCTCTTGCTGAGTATCAAATGTTTCAAAATGTGCATAGACATTCTATGAGTATGTGGAGTGCTGTGTATTATCTCAGTGAAGGTTCTCCGACAGAGTTTGAAGATCCTGTCATCCATAGAACACAGGCACAACTAGAAGTATTACGATATGACTATAACCCGTTTTATAAAGTAACAGCGGAGCCGGGTAAGTTAGTATTATTTCCTAGTTGGATGTATCACAGCAGTTTGCCTCATCTAGGTGATAAAAATAGATATATTATTAGTTTTAACAGTTTGCCCAATGGAAAAATTAATCATAACCTCGCTACAGATTCAAAAGCAACACTAAGGATAATCAATGATAAATGACGTTATAGTATTAGGTGGTGGTAATGCTGGTCTTATGGCAGCACTATATTTAAAAACCGCTATGCCTTCTCTAGAAATCAAATTAATCAAATCTAAAAAAATTGGCACTATCGGTGTTGGTGAAGGATCAACAGAACACTGGACTAGATTTGCCAATGCTGTCGGTATTAGTATTATCGATCTCATTAATGAATGCGGTGCTACAATCAAAATTGGTATTAAATTTGAAAATTGGCACGGTGACGGCACTAGCTATTTTCATAGTCTTCCAGAATTTTTAATTTGGATGGACAGTTATTCCGGAGCTCCATATACATTGATGCGTATGATCGGCGACGGCGTTAGTAGTGAGAAGCTCCATTGGGATTTGCCTATGCAGGGATATGTCAGAGAACCCCTAACTGATTATTATCAATTTCATTTTGACAGCGAAAAATTAAATGCTTTTTTAGAAAAGAAATGTCGAACATTACATATAAAAGTTATAGATGCTGAAATCACAGGTCCTATTTTAGATAGTGAAGGATTCGTTACTTCAATAGTTGATGATCAGGGGAATCAATATTCTGCAGATTTCTTCATAGACAGTAGCGGATTTAAACGTGTGATATCATCTAAGCTAGGTGCCGAATGGGTTGATTGGTCAAAATATCTTCCATTAAATTCTGCTATTGCTTTTCAGACAGCCTACGAAGAAAAAATACCTCCGTATACCTTAGCTAAAGCCATGGATGCCGGTTGGCATTGGCGTAGTCCTGTGCAAGATAGATTTGGTAACGGCTATGTTTTTAGCGACAACTTTATATCCGAACAACAGGCGCTCGACGAAATACAAAAACATTTTAAAGATACCATTCATATTGGTCGTAAGATTAATTATACGTCAGGCAAAGTTAATCAAGCGTGGATTAAAAATTGTATCAGCATAGGTCTTAGCAGTAACTTTGTTGAGCCATTAGAAGCTTCAAGTATTTCTACAACTATCAAACAGTTACAACTATTAACAGCATCTATATGGAATTGGGATCGTAAAGATACCGGAACTATTAAAGAATACAATCGCGTGGTGGACGATATGATGTTGAATATCTTAGATTTTATTCAGTTGCATTATTTCACTGAACGAAATGATACAGAGTTTTGGCGTTGGTGCAAAAATGAAATGACTATGACCGATTTTAACAAAGAAAATCTTGAAAATTTTAAAAAGAATTTTGTTAATCAAATGTTATTGCCCGAAGACGGGCTAATGAGTAATTTTAGAATTTATGATTGTTTAAACTGGATACAGGTCATGCACGGACTACGTATGTTCGACACGGCTAGTATCAAAGAAAGATATGAAAAATACTACGGTCATTTTAGACAGCATGACGAAGAATTGTTAAAACAAGTTGAACAAGAACCTATTAAAGGATGGATGACTTGTAGAGAAGCTATAAACTATGTTAAAAAAATGAGTAGCTCTAGTATGGAATATAAATTATGATAGACTCGCTGTGTGTAGTTGGTGGCGGAACCAGCGGACTAGTATCTGCACTGATGCTTAAACACGCCTATCCAGAATTAAAAGTAACTGTAATTGAATCTAGTCAAATAGGTATCATCGGTGTAGGTGAGGGATCTACAGAGCATTGGAAAAAATTTATCGAACATGTAGGAATTTCTGTTCCAGAATTAATTAGAGAATGTGGTGCTACATTTAAAATTGGTATCAAATTCACAGACTGGCACGGGGATAAGACTAGCTATTTTCACAGTATTAGTGAGCAATACGGCCATCATTCTAAAGAAAGCGGATTGCCAGTTACATGGATTTATATGGCAGGTCAAAATTTAGATCCATTAGATACGTCGTGGGCTTTGAGTCAACAGAGTCGTCATGTAGAGCCGCTGCATGATATTTTAGCTCAATATCATTTTGATACATTTAAACTTAATGATTTCTTACACAAAAAATGCAGAGAACGAGGAATTAATTTTGTAGATACAGAAGTTGAACAGGTAATTCTTGACAATCAAGGCTATGTAAAAGAGCTTAAAGACAAACAAGGAAATTCACATGCTTATGATTTTTACATAGACTCTAGTGGATTTAGAAGAATAATAGGAACTGCATTAGGAACACAATGGGTGGATTGCACAGATCAATTGCCTATGAATTCTGCTATAGCATTCCCCACAGGATATACTGAAAACATTCCATCATACACAGAAGCAACTGCTTTAGGTAGCGGATGGGTATGGCGTATTCCTACACAAGAACGATACGGAAACGGGTATGTATTCTGCGACAGTTTTATAAATGAAGACCAAGCATATGCTGAAGTTTCTAAACATTATAAAGACAATCTTAATATTTCAGACGAATTAAAAATTGGCAGAAAAGTTAAATTCGGTGCAGGTTATGTTAAAGAATTTTGGATAAAGAATTGTGTGCAAGTAGGCCTTAGCGGTATATTTGTTGAACCTTTAGAAGCTTCTAGTATCGGAACTACCATACAGCAATGTTTCATTTTAACTCCTTCTATTTTCTTTTACGATCGAGGTGAAGATTTAACTGCTAAACGATACAACGATCACATGTCTAAAATTGCAGAAAATATTGTTGATTTTATTCAGCTGCACTATTTCACAGAAAGAAATGACACAGAGTTTTGGCGTTGGTGTAAAAATGAAATTGTTAAAACAGAGTTTAATAGAGAATATTTAGATTATTTTAAGAAAACTTTCCCTAACGGATATTATTTTAACGTGCCGTTAATATTATTCAGTCATTTGAATTATGCTCAAGTCATGCACGGTTTGAGAATGTTTGATCATACAGCAATTAAAGAGAAATACGAAAAACACCTCGGAAAATATACAGATTTATCCAAGCACAACATAGCAGATGCAAAGCAGACTGAAAATTTAAAAGTCGAAGTGTTTACTCATAGAGAAGCAATTAACAGATTAAAAGAAAGATACGATGAACTCACATATAAACTCTAAAGCAATCATTCTAGGTGGCGGGACTGCCGGATGGCTGACTGCATTATTTTTACATAGGAACTACCCAGATGTTGATGTTACAGTAGTTGAAAACCCTAACCAGCCTCCGATTATAGCAGGAGAAAGCGGAACTACAACATTTGTTAGCCTATTAAAACATTTGAAAATAGATTCTAATGATTTCATTCGCAAAGTAAATGCTACTCCTAAAGTAGGAGGATATTTTAAAAACTGGAACGGAGTAGGAACAGAATTCATACATTCTCTTCAAACTGATTATGCTCCATGGCTCGACGGTTGGACTGAATATGTAAGAACAGCTCCTCAAGAAGAATTGAGTCTAGGAACATTATATTCAATAATGAATAGCGAGCAAGAAAAAGATCTATATCTAAAAACTATTGTCGCTAATGATATTCCTATTGCAAGAGCATTTTATGCCAATCAGTTTATAAAAAATCAAAAAGTTCCTTTTGGAGCGGAGTCTGATTTACCTTGCGTTCCTATGTGGCACTTTGAAAGTAGAGGGGCCGCCGCATATTTTAAAGAAATAGCATTGTCTAGGGGAATAAAATTAATAGAAGGAGTGTATACGCATTCTACATTAAAAGAAAACGGAGATATCGCATCTATTAATTTAGAAGGTAATAGATCTTTATCTGCAGATTGGTTTTTTGATTGCTCCGGCTTTGCTAGATTGCTATTAGGCAAAGTATTAAATGAACCCGTTGTTGATTACTCAAATTATTTTCCTGCTAGAGCTGTAGTAGCATGGTGGGACAAACCTTGCTATTGTGTTACTACAAATGCCACGGCAATGAAATACGGTTGGAGTTGGAATATTAATATTAGGCACAGATCAGGAAATGGCTACATTTACGATCCAGATCATTTAACATTAGATCAAGCACTAGATGAAGCACGCCAAGAGTTCGGTGAGCATATTGAACCTATCGCAAATTTTCAATTTACTCCCGGCATGATGAAAAACGCATGGCGCAATAATGTTATTGCTATCGGATTAAGTAGTGGATTTTTAGAGCCCTTAGAAGCAAATGGTGTAGCAGTTATTATTGAAAGTTTATATTGCCTACAAGATCATTGGAAACCTAGTAATACATTCTTGAGACAAGAGCGTATGGGGAGATTTAATCTTAGAATTTGGAATATTACCGAAGATATAAAAGATTTTCTAGCATTACATTATAGGGGACATCGTAGAGATACAGAATTTTGGCAAAGTCACGGTAACGACTCTTTTAGAATTCCAGAAACTCTCAAAGAAAAATTAGACCAGTGGGCTGATTATTTTAACGGCACAAAGGGTGAGCCCTGGTTGCATGGATATAGTCCTACTGCATGGTTAATGGTTCTACAGGGCTTAAAAGTGTTTGATCATCGGACCCTAGCAAATTTACATAAAAAAGCACTGCCAATAGGAGAAAAGGTGCTAAATATTAACGAAGCCCGTTATAGGGATCTTGTCGCTCCTTTTTGGACGATTGACGAGTGGATCCAAAGGACAGCATAAATACTTACTGTAAGGAGATAAACATGCCTACCTATAAAATGATTTTAAGAAAAGCTGAACCAGCAGGAACTTTAGCTGTGGAAGAAGACTTCTGTGAAGCTAAAAGTAGAGAAGAAGCACAAAAGATTTTTGAAGAACGCCACGGAAACGGCAGAACTGTTGCCGGTCCAATGAAAGTAGAAAATCCAAGCTAAATTTACAAGCCAGTGTTTTTGAGTATATCTCTTACACTGGCTATTCTTTTGATCTCGTTTTGAACATTGTCGGCTGCATATTCAAAAGGCATGCCTAATACTGGTCTAGTATCCCACTTTAGCCAAGAGCTTGCTCCGTTAGCATCAACATATTGCAAGAATGCTTGTATTTGTTTTTTTCCGGGCAATGGGTCTCTCCAATGTTCGTGTTTTCTTCCGCAGTAGATTCCTAAATCGCCAACTTCTAAATCTATTTGATGAACCGTTCCCTCAGAATTTTTAACATACAAGGGCCAATCAACGTCTTTCTGTAAGCATACAGACACAGTTACTTCTGAACTTTCTCTATCGAAATGTTTTTGTAACTCGCTGCCTTGATAGTATATTCTAGCATAGGAATATGTAGGATATAATTTCATGTTAACAGCTTCTTCAATTTTAGGCTGTAACCAAACACTTAGTGCTTCCATCATTAATGGACTGTATCTTGCAAAGGTATTTTCGCATAGGTCTGCTAAGTTCGCTCCAGGATATATCTGTTTACAAACAGCTCCCATCATTTCAAATTCTAGAGCAATAAATCTACATAAATTTTCATCTAGAGCATTTTTTATTATTATATAATCTTTGTTCATGGTAGCGGTATTAAACTCATATTCATAAATGGTCGTTCAACATAATCTCTAATAAAACTATTATTAGGAATAGTATGAACATCGTAACCGATGGTAGTCCTTACACCTTCAAAAGGTTCTAGAACTTCAACTTTGTGTAGCCTATGTCCGGGACCAAAATAAATTTGTCCGGGTTTGTTTATAATTTCATAACTTTCAAAAATTGTTTTTGTATTCTTTGGATCGATAGATATGTAACCGTGATGATCAAAATCATGATGGTGCCAATCTAACAC